GAAGTCGGTCGACATGCGCTCGATCGCGGGCGCGGCCATGTTCGTGACTTTGGAGACGTCCGCCATCGCGCTTTCGAGCGACATGGCCTGTTTGGTCGCGGCGACGACCGGGACGGCAGCGGCGGTGCCGGCGGCGATCATGCCCAGGCCGACGCCCGTCGCCTTGCCGCTGATGTCGTTCAGCTTTTCCGAATTGCGCTTTGCCTGCTCGACCTTCTCCAGCTGGGCGGTCTGCTGGCGCAAGGCCTGGTTGGCGTCATGAACGCGGTTCGCCAGCCTACCTTCATGCCCAGCCAGGTCCGCGACGTCGATGCCGGCGGCCGACAGCTTGGCGGACAGCTGCTGGAGTTCGGCGCCGCCGGCATCGAGCCGCGCCGCCAGCTGGGCGGTATGGCGTTCGGCCTTCTCGAATTCCATGCGCAGCTTCTTCGTCGGGCCTTCGGTCGCTGCGATCTGGTCGCGCAGGGCGGCGACGCGCTGCTGGGCCGCCTCATAGTTGCGGGTATCGTCCGCGAACCGGCTTTCCTTGGCCTTGTAGCTGCTGACCTGCTTTTGCAGGGCGTCGAGGGATTTCAGCTGCTTTTGCGTTTCCGCCAGGTCGCGGCGCGCGGCGGCAGACGCGCCGGTGATCTGTTTCAGCGGCGCGGTGACGCGGTCCAGCCCTTCAAGGATGACCTGCAATCGAAGGTTCTTGTCAGCCATCAGCGCTTCTTGGTCTTCGGTGTTTCGGGGGGCCTGGAGCGTTTCGCGGCCTTGTCGCGCCAGGCCATGAGTTCGGACAGGTCCATCCCGTCCATGGATTGCGGCGGCCAGTGAAAGATGACCGCCACGTCCGCCATCGCGTCATCTACTGATCGAGGGCATCCATGCGCTGCGACTTCTGCAACAAAAAACCACCGATTTCCGCGCCGCATGCGAGCAGGTCCGCCGGGTCGAGATTGCCGGCTTCGGCTTCAGAAATGGGCGGAGTCGAGATGCGGGGCAGCAGCTTGGTCAGGCTGTCGACCTTCAGCTGGCCCAGATCGACCAGGGAGAGGCCGCGCAGTTCGCCCGATTTGGGCTTGCGCAGCTGGAGGGTGGCGATCGTCTGTTCGCCGCGCTCGATCGGGGTGTCGAGCGTGACGGTGCGGAACAGGGGGGCGTTGGTGTCGTTCATGAGAAACTCCCGGTGATGATAGGGAGAGAGGTTGCCCGACGCGACGCGCCGGGCAGTTGGGATCAGAACATGCCGAGGGAAGCGCGCTGCTGCGCCATCAGGTCGACGCCATTGACGATGAAGACGCCGTTCAGCGGATCATATTCGATCTCGGTTCGGCCATTCCAAACCAGCTTGAAATAGGCGAGCGTGGTCGTGACCTTGAATTCGCCGACCTCGCCGACTTCCTGGTCGCCCATGTCGATTTCATTGTGGCGCCCGCGCGCGACGACCTCGACGCTGTCGGTCGCGCCGGTGTCGTCCTTCTGGTGGAAGCCGACCCAGCGCAGATAGACGCCGTTGACCGCCAGGATGCCGAACTGGCGCAGCATGTCGCGCATCGGGCCGCCGAAGGTGGAGGCCATTTCCAGCAGGCCGTCCATGCCCATGTCGATGCCGATGGCACCAGGCATGCCGCCGCCGCGCCATTCCTCGATCTTGCGGGTGAGCGGGGGCAGGGTCACGGTCTTGACCTCCCCCATGTAATTCTGGCCTTCGTTGAAAAGCATCATGTTCTTGAGGACGCTGGGCAGTCCCATGGCTTGCTCCTATGCAAATGAGGGGAGAGAGGCGGGCCGGTCAGCTGTTGCCGGTCAGCAGGCTCGCGAAGTCCGCGAAATAGCTGTCGGTAATGCGCTGGTTGAAGCCGAGGTCTTCCAGCGGCGGCGGAACCGTATAGTCATAGTCGATCCGCAGCTTGCCGGCCTTGAGGCTGGCGGTGCTGTTGCTCGCTTCGTCAAACCAGGCATTGGCGCCCAGGATGACGCCGGCGGCCTTCAGCTGAAGGAAGAAGCCGTTGATCGTCTCCTTGATGTCAGTCGCCAGGGCGGGCGTCAGCGGCTTGTCGATCGCCCAGAGCATGCCGTTGACGACCGTGTCCGCGATCAGCTGCGCGACGCGGGTCGTGCTTTCGAAGACGAACTGGCTTTCCGCCGGCGCCGTGGTGCGGTTGCCCCAGAAGCGATAGCCGCTGTCGGTGCGGATCAGGGCGGTGATTTCCTTGGCGTTCAGCTGGCCAGCTTCGCTGCTCGCATCCTCGATATCCCAATGGATATCCTTGGTCAGACCGACGACGCCCTGGACCTCGCAATTGGACAGGGTCTTGTGCGGCCCCACTTCTTCATCGATCCGGGCACGGAGGCCCATGGCGCGCGCAGCGGCAAAGCTGGCGATATTGGCGGCCGATGCGGTGTCGAAGGCCAGGAAATCGGGATAGAGCAGCATCAGTTCGCGAGCGCTGAAATTGGTGCGGAACAGGATCGCGTCGGCCGTCGTCTCGCCAACAAGGCGGGCATAGGCGAAGCCGCGCAGCTTCTGGGCGACGACGACCAGGGCAGCAATGACGGCCTGGGTTTCGAGGCCGGGGGCGCCGATGATCTTCGGCTTCACGCCCAGCTGGGCCTGCGCGGCCAGCAGCGCCTGCATGCCGGTCTTCTGCCCGTTGGCGTCAGTGGTGCCGATGACATTGGCGGCGGCGCCGGCAGCGTCAGCGCCTTCCTCGACGCGGACGACCACAACGACGGGACGGGCCTGGTCCGCAATGGCGCGCAGCGCAATGGCAAGGGTGCCATCGACGCCGGCCTGGCCGATCGCCGTTTCGATATCGGTGATGCGGACGGCGCGGTTCAGCGGGAAGGTGTCGGCGTCGGCGTCGGCTGCCGTTGCGACCAAGCCGATGATAGAGGTGGAAACAGCGGTCAGGGTACGGGCGCCCTCGCTGATTTCGGTAAGCGTGATCCCATGTTTGAAGGCCATGATCGGCTCCTTGGCTAGACGGAAAGGGGGATGGAGAGGCGGACAAGGGCGTTCGTCGCGGCGGTGTCCGTTCGCGTCGCGTCGATCGTGATGGTGGCGGAGCCGGGGCGGTCGCCGGCGACCAGGCCGACGCGGCGCAGGCGGATGCGGTTTTCCCAGCGGGACAGGGCGACAGCGGTCGCGGCATAGAGGCGCAGGATGTTCGCCGGCGTCATGGGCTGGTCGATCAGTTCCAGCAGCAGAGAGCCATATTCACGGCGGCCGACGCGCGATCCCATGGACGTTCCGAGGATATCGGCCACCGATTGCTTGATATGGTCGAGGCCATCGAGAACCGCCCCACTGATGCGCGCCATGCCGGCCATCAGACGGGCGCCCCCGTCTGCGCGCCGCCGGCCTGCACTCCGCTATGCTTGTGGCTCTTGAGACTCTTGCCGCCGCCCAGGACATCTTCGGACGCATCCACGGTGCCGACGACATGGACGTTGCCATTGATCGTCACATCGCCGTTGATGGTGGCGCCGCCGGGGGCATCGATCCTCGCGGTTCCGCCATCGGGCAGGGTAACGGCCAGCGCGTGCGCGGCCTGGTCATAGGCGATGACCGCGCCGTCCGCGAATTCCAGATGGACGATGTCGGGATTAGTGGACGGCGGCGGGCAGACGTCGGAATAGAGGCCCAGCACGACAAAGGCGCTTTCGATGTCGCCTTCGGGGGAAAGGATGACGCACTGTTCCCCGACTGTCGGGGGCGACCAGCTGCGGACGCTGCCCGCGCGCTGCGCGATCCATGGGAGTGAGGTGGTGCCGGTTTTCTGGACAGGATGCTAAGCTAATCCCGACCTGATGGAATGGTATGGGAATGAAGACGACGAGGAAGCGCTACAGCGCGGATTTCAAGGCCAAGGTGGCGTTGGAGGCGATCCGGGGTGACCTGACGCTGGCGGAGCTGGCAGCCAAGCACGGCGTGCACCACACAATGATCGCGGCGTGGAAACGCCAGGCCATCGACGGGATGGCGGGCACATTCTCCGGCGCGGGCGATGCGGCCAAGGCGGCCAGCGAAGGTGAGGTGGAGAAGCTGCACGCCAAGATCGGGCAACTGGTTGTGGAGCGAGATTTTTTAGCCAAGGCGTCCGGTCGATGAGCGTGGATCGGAGGCGGGCGATGGTGGAACCTGCTCACCGCCTGTCGATATCGGCACAATGCCGCCTGCTCTCGATCAGTCGCTCGTCCTATTATTACGCGCCGGTGCCCGAGACGGATGAGACGCTGGCGCTGATGACGGTGATCGATGAGACCTTCATGGAGTGCCCGTGGTATGGCAGCCGCCAAATGGCGCGGCACCTGCGCCGGGCGGGCCACGAGGTCGGGCGCCGCCGTGCACGGCGGCTGATGGCGAAGATGGGCCTGTCGCCGATCTACCAGCGGCCAAGGACGAGCGATCCGCACCCGCAGCACCGGATCTATCCCTATCTGCTGCGCAAGCTGGCGATCGAACGGCCGAACCATGTCTGGTGCGCTGACGTAACGTATATCCCGATGCGGCGCGGGTTCCTGTACCTAGTCGCGATCATGGACTGGGCCACCCGCAAGGTTCTGGCCTGGCGGCTGTCGAACACCATGGATGCCGGCTTCTGTGTTGCGGCGCTGGAGGAAGCTCTGGCCCGCTTCGGTAGGCCCGAGATATTCAACACGGATCAGGGCAGCCAATTTACCAGCTTCGCCTTCACCAGCGTGCTGCGCGACGCCGATGTGCGGATCAGCATGGATGGCCGGGGACGATGGATGGACAACGTCTTCATCGAACGCCTGTGGCGATCCCTGAAGTACGAATGCGTCTACCTCCATGCCTTCGAGACCGGCTCGGAACTGAAGGCTGGCCTTGGTCGGTGGATCACCTATTACAACATCCAGCGCCCGCACTCGGGCCTTGCCGGGCGAACCCCGGTGGAGGCATACTGGCGGACCGGGCAATCAGATCATGGGGGGCATGCCCCCCATGATCTCATGATCAAACAGGCGGCATGAACGACAACCGGGATTAGCTTAACTCAGCCGCCAAACTGTCCAAGAAGGCGGGACCACCTCAGAGGTCGCCGGTGGTAATGTCGCCGGTTTCGACCGTGCAGGTCGCGTTGGCATGATCGACAGAGGCGATGATGCCAAGCTGGATGACCTGCCCGGTCAGCTGTTCATGATCTTGAGATTGCGCCATGGGCGGACCATGGCGCGCGGCTCTCCCCTTTTCGCGGGTGGGCATTTGTAGAGGCCGCCTCTACAAATGTAGGCAATTGCGGGGGAAAGTTTGCTGACAGGCGAACCGATCAGCGCTCAGCAAGGTGCGTGCAAAACACCTGCCGAAAGTCGGCATGAAAATGATTGAAGCCTAAGATGACCGATGAATTTATTGTATGGAGGAAACGCGAGTGTACGACTGGCCGGAGACATGCCTCTACAAAAACATGGGCGCCGAAATACCCCATGCTATTGGTACAATTACGATAAATGCTACCTATCTTGAGGGAACGATTGAGAGGATAATCTGGCAATATCTCAGCGTCGATGAGGAAACGGCGCCATTTATCACTACGCATCTACCTAACAATTCTCGGGCGGAATTACTACTGAGCCTCATCGATCTTCACGAGCGAGACATGGAGCTAAGGGAAGCTGTGCTTCACTGTCTTAAAGCGGCGCGCCGCCTAACGGACAACCGAAACATCATTGTCCATGGGCTGTGCAGTCCAGATGCGGGGAACGTCATTATTGTGAAACGTACGGCCCGAAAGGCGCTCAGCCGGCGAACCTATCCTTTAACCGCCCGAAATATCGCAGAAGTGGGATTAGGTTTTAGGAGATACTTTCACTTTGCTACTGTCATTTGCGAGCATCTAATAGCAAGAAAGAAAGGTCAATTTATTAAGCTCTTAGAAGCACCTGAATTGCCAACAGAACTGATCTCCATATAATAATAAACTATTATCCATGTGTAACATATATGGCAAACACAAGTTGTATTTTATAGATGAAGATTGATATTTTCAGTCGATCCGATCCGAGTAAAGCACCAATCCCCTTCTCTATTTACAATCCATCTATTCCCGCTTTTGTCATAACGGAAGCCGGTAATGTGCCAGACTTTAAACACGTCTATGTAAGATATTCGCCCCATGATGTGATTTGCCAAAGGAGAAACAGCGTCGATCCATGCTGCTTTCTCACAAATCTCACCTGGGCGGAGGGGAAGCACATATTCTTTTGAGCATCGCTCCGACGCACGCCAATCTTGAAATGAGGCAGGCAGATTTTCTAACGCTTCGATATGAAAACCTAGAATAAATCCGGTTGTCTTTCCTTGGTTCTCAATTGCGACTCGATATTCCTTTGTACGATTGCGCTTTAGGCTGCTGCCAATGATGAACAGAGCTGCCTCAGATGAGTGCGTCCGCTCCAGACCAATCCTCACCTGCTGTAAGTTATAGATAAAGAACGGCACGCCTATCGCACTGATCACAGCACCGATCAGCGTGCATACTGCCGAAATTTTGGTCCACCAGGCGTTCGATTGCTCCACAGCGGCGGCCGCGACGACGCGCTGATTGTCAAAAACTGATTGGTCAATCTTAGATATGCATTCGGCTACATCATTTGACGCCACCTTTAGGCAGCGTCGGTAAATTTCAGCTTCGCTGATCAATACTTGGCTTCTTGCATTGCTTTGCGCTGCCATCGATATGGTGCTGTCAACCTTCATCAGATCCACCACCAGCGCTATCGCCGCGCAGACAACCAGCAGAACAAGCATGCAAATAACAAGGCCGAGCTTTGTCGGCCTCAACTTCCGAATTAGCGTCAACGCGCCCCCCGACTGCCTCTCAACCAGCGATGGCCTGGCTGTCTCACAGGATAGGCGCGGCGACAAGATTGATCTGGCCGTGTTAGTCTTCCTGAATGGGCGCTTCTGGCTCAAGATCAGGCGAGGGGGCAGCGATGACGCCAAGACCAATCTTATGGGCAACGCCCCGAGCCACTTCCTCGACGCGCACCTTGGTGGCGACGCGGTCATAGGTGCCGTCTTCCTTTAGCACCGCATTGACGTCCCGCTTGTGAACGATATCCCCGCTGGTGAAGGTGACAGGGACCGAACGAGTTGCCGAATTGTAGGCGCCGATTTTCGTTTGCATGGTCAAGTCCTCAGTAGCCGATTGCGAAATAGGTGAAGGCGGTCCCGATCGTGAAGCGGCCCAGATCCCCGATCGCATGCTGATAGGTGAATTGCGCGTCGATGCCTTCGACCGTCAGGTTGAGGGCGTTTCGCGTGCTCTGGTCGATCAG